AGCTCAGTAAGGAGTATATGTATGATTTTACTTAAAGACCACTTGGATAATATTTTCACTTTCGAAAATAAGACGATTGGTATCCGTGAAACGGTTATCAATTTTATCTTATTTTCTTAAGATGTTATCCATCTGGATAGATATTTTGACTCCTTTAGTCAAAATATCAAGAGAGATGTGTGATCTTGAGTCACGCATTGAATCTTTGAGTAAGAGATCAATCCTTAGTTCATGGAGAACGAAAGATTGATCAAGATCATACATACACTTTTACTGAGTCTTTGCTCCCCTGTCAGTGAACTGGTCGTTCACCCAATGGTGTTTGGTATCTCCTTGCGGAGAATCAAACTTATTTTCATTCTACAAACCTTAAAAGGAGGTTTGCATGAAAATGCCCAGTGGGGTCATGCTACAGTACTCTGACGCTTTTGGAATACCTCGTGAGATTTCTAAACCATTCATACATGATGTATGTGTTTGGTCTAAGGAATCTGGTGAGGTATGGACAGTTGATAGACTTAAGGCAATCAAACTTGATTTTATCAGGATGAAAGCCGGTCTAGAACCTGTCTCTCAATTTATAGGTCGTGATAATAACCGCTTTAGAGGGGTTATTGGTGGATTACAGAAGTTTTGTCAAAAAGGAAGAAAAAGATGGTCTATGACCATCCGATTCCTACAGATTGCTACTTCTTTCATTTCACCTGTTGTAACACCTGTACAAGAGAAGAAATTCCTTGATGGTGTTCTATCAAAACCTATAGATGTATCCTCATCAAAACCATGTGCCTCTATTGATAAGGCTCTTAATATACTTGGAATTTATCCCAAGGCTATTATTGATCCTCAGCCACTCCTTTTGTATCCGGTGTCCTCCTTACGGAGATCACCTTGTCCAAATGGAGCTTCCTTACCAGAAGATCGCTCTTTGTTAGAGCAAATAAATTTTCTGGTGGATACTGGTACCGGACTAAAAGTTTTGTCAAAGTATCGACAAATCTTTGAGCATGTACTTGTAGGTATCGATGTTCATGAGAATCACGAGTTTACATATTTTCGCAAATATGTGTATCCTCGTCCTCCTCCTCCCATCGATTCTATTGGGAAAATAGGTTTTATTCAAGAACCTGGCTATAAGCTTCGTGCTGTAGCTAATCCCTCTAGAGTCTATCAATGTGCTCTTGCACCTCTTGGTAGATATCTTTTTGATTTGTGCAAATCCCTTCCTTGGGATTGTACATTCAATCAAGATAAACCTTTGTACATACTTCAAAACCACTTGAAAAATGGTAATGTAGTCCACTCAATAGATTTGACTGGTGCAACTGATTACTTCCCTCTTCAGTATCAGGAAATGATACTTCGAAAGGTTGTAAAGAACCAGGATCATGTTGATCTTTTTATCGATCTTTCACGAGGTCCCTGGATCTACAAAGGTGATAAAACTATTAGTTGGTCGAAAGGCCAACCTTTAGGTCTTTATCCTTCCTTTGCTTCTTTTGCACTATCACATGGGTTACTACTTTTCATCCTTAATGGATTTAAACATAGCAATATGTTTTTTGTCCTTGGGGATGATGTAGTAATTCTTGATGATAAGCTTTGCCACGCATACCTAAACATTCTCAATGAGTGGGAATGTCCTATATCTTCCTCAAAAACTATCTCATCAAACAAGCTTTGCGAGTTTGCTGGAAAGTTAATTACTTGTGATGGAGTAACAACCCAATACAAGTGGAGGTTGGTATCTGACGATTCTTTCATAGATTTCGTTAGGAATGTGGGGCCGAGAGCGTTAAGTATCCTTCGTCCTTTGCAACGAAAAATTGCAAAGGTTCTTTGGTTTGTCCCTTCCACCGTTGGTGGTATAGGGTTCAATCCAAAGGGGATTCCCCTCTATGAACGTGTTGAATCGTTCAATGAGGCTTATCCTCCGAAGGATAATGACTCATACCTTATGAGCTATAACAAAGAGATTACATCTCATCTTTATTGTGAGATTAAATCTCCTAAGCCAT